GATCAAGTCACCGCCTGTCGGTATTGGCCAGAACGGTACGCGTCCTGACGCTCCATACCATCGCCCAGACGCTTGGCCATGCCCAGTGCTTCTTTGTACTTGCCGTCGTACAGAGCAACCATATCGGCCTCACCCTTCATGAACGTGATCGCTTCGACCAAAGAGCCGTACAGCAGCACAGTATCAAAGTTGTCACCCAGCCAAGTGTGGCCATCGGCCGCGACTGAAAGCGACTCGGGGTAGTAGTAATAGTGCAGCTCGACGTTGTACGCCGCATTGGGTGTTGGGCCAAGAATAAACGTCAGCTCGTCCGTGATTACCGGGGGAGCCGCATTTGTTGTCGTTGGGCCAAACAATGCGTAGTACTTGGGAATCGCGGTCGAGGTAGGGTTTGGGTACGCTTGCCGAATGAAGTTCACATCCTTGTTAAGCAAGAACTCGTAGTTGCCAAGGGCGTCAACCACCGCCAGTGAGTACACCGCCAAGAAGTCGTCAGGGCACGACAGGTACTTGTTATTGGTCGAGGTCACGCCGATCACGTTTTTGCGAATAGACGGGAACTGCACCGTGTTGAAAATACGCTGCTCAGCCTGTTGCACAAACACCGGGATGTTTGAGACAAAGTCTTGATCAAAGTTCTGCGTGTAATCGCAGATAGCAGCTTGCAACTCGGTGTAGTTCATGCCTTACCTCACGCCATTGGGCCACGGGCCATGACGCCCTTCGTGGCGCAGCCAGTGCCACGAATTTTGATGCCCGAGGTTTTGGTCGGCTTGTAGGCGTTGCTGTGGTTGGTGCCCACGGAGACATTCATGTCTTTCATGTACTTCTTGTTGTCGGTGTCGGGCAAAACGGCCTGCGTGGCAGCAGGCTTGGGGGAGCGGTACGTTGCCATATCAGGCTCCTTTGCGGCCGGGGGATTTTTGGTTGGCGATCTTGGCCAAACCACGCCCCATTTTCAGCATATCGCTGTTGGTCTTGCCGCCAGCACGCAGCTTGGTGGGCTTTGCACCGGGGTGCATATTTGCTTCGTGCTTGCGCACTGCTTTTTTTGCGTCCATGATGAACTCCTTAAGATGTTGAGATTGTCACTTGACCGACTGCCGCCGTCAATACCAAAGTGTTTGGCGTCAACGCATCATCGAAGAATCGGGAGCCCCCAACCGGGGCCCAGCCCCACTGAATGTCCCGGCTGCCGCCTGTTGGAAAGCCTGCCACGTTGGGGCCTGCCGTCACGTATGTCGTATCCCTGCGGGGGTTGCGCACCGCTTGTGGATCGTCCACAGGGTACATGCCCAATTGAAGCTGTGGTTGATCGGGGTCCCAGCAAGAGTCGCAAACCAAGAGATTGTATGTCTTGGTCTTGATGATTTCCTTGCGCAGCTCTGTGAGCTTGAAGCGGAAACCACAACGATCGCACTGGGCGATCGAGTTCTTGGCACTGGCGAACCGATTGCCCATTTATGTGCCGCTCCCCAGATACTGGCGACGGGGAACAAACCGGATAGCCGCTTTTTCGCGGTCCTCTTCCGAGGCCAGTTGCCATGCTTCGTCGTATTGTTCTTTCAAGACACCCAAACGCTCAGCTCCGCCGGGCACTTTCAGGGCCAAGTAGTAGGCCAAACCGGCCACCATACAGGGTAGAAAGCGGAACGGCATGTCCATTGTGTTGACCCCATCACCCGCATTCTGGATGCGGCGCAAGCGCCAGTACACAAACGTGTAGGTCTGGGTGTTGTCTGGCACAGGCCAAACGGTGATGCGTGGGGTGTTCAAACGCTCAATCCACACTTGGATTGGCCGGGCTTGCTGCAGTTTGTTTGGGATTGTGGCGTAAGTGGAGACGCTGATCCGAGTGATGGTTAGGTCCGCCTGTGTCGATGCGCTGCCCGCGCCCGTACGGATGACGTGCTCAAGCAGGTCCACGGTGTCTTCGGGCAGGTTGTAGGTAGCCGTACCCGGCACCAACGCAATCGAGCCCTGCTCGTAGGTGAACATGTTCAGCCCACGGTTGGCCCAATCGGCAAACATCAAGTTCATCGACCGACGGGCAGTGCGCAGGTCATACCCGGTGCGCATCTCCGAGCCCACGCGCTCGAACGCCTCCTCAACGATCTCCGTCAAGTCGAGGTTGAAATTAGCGACGCCGGATGTTGCCATTATCTAAAACCTGCTGTTTTCTTTGCGATGGTCTTGGGCTGAGCTACGAACTGTTTGCCCGCCGCTTTACCAGCACGCTTGGCTTTTGTGGTGGCCGCATACTCTGCGGGGCTGAGCGATTTTATCGCCTTCTCCGGCAGGTAACGCTCACCTGTTTTAGAAGACGGCTTCCCGCTCTTGGTGCGCCACTTCTGGTCGCCCCAGTCTTTGAGGGACTTTTGCGGGGCCTTCACATCAGTCCCTGTACCCGCCGCCAGCGGCCTTGTATTTCTTGGCCACGAGCTGGGCCTTGCGGGCCGACCATTGCCCTGCTCCGGTGCCCTGTGTTGCAGCAGACTTGACTTGGCTCACGATCCGCTTGCGCAGCTCGGGTTTGGTGTAATTGCCAGCCGCGTTGACTTTGCCGCCTTCAGCGTACTGCGTGAAGTCGGTGTCATCCCGGCGGGCTTTACGCACACCTTTGGGCATCTTAGAGGGGGCGATATCCCCCATGCCGCGACTGGCCATCATGGCTTAGCAGGTCCGACCGCCGGACTTCATGGAGACCATCCTGCCCTTGGTTTTGACTGTAGAAAGACCGTCTTTGCTGGGGGCTGCGGTCTTGACCGAGCCCATTTTGGTCATGCCGCCCATAGCCATTTTCTTGGCAGGAGCGCCTTTTTTCTTGGCCATCATTGCCATGAAGCCGGGGTTCATTTTAGAAGCCATAGTATCACCACCTTTTGAAAATTTGCGGCCCTTGTCCGCGTTTGAGAACTCTTTGCCCACGGACTGTGGGACGCCTGCTTTCTTGGCAAACGACGGGTTGTTGGCCACCGCCGCCATGAAATCGTGTTGTTTTTTACTCGTGCTGGGCATTGCTGCCTCGCAGGTTGTCAATCTTGCGCTCAAGCCTGTCGAACCGGTCGAGCAACTGCTGCATGTCCGCACGAAACTCTGAACGAGTAATGTGGTCACGAGCAACTTCCTCTCGGGTCTTGTTCAGCAAAATGCTAAGACGATCCAACTCATCAAACTTGCCTTTAAGCAAGAAGCCCATGACCGCCACAATGGCGCTCAAGGCTGCGTTCCACAACATCATTTCCATGTCAGCACTTCCAAGCCCGCAAGCTTTTGTTGATCCGCGAGTCCGGGTCTTTCTTGGCCTTCTCGCCGGTCAACTTCTTTTTCATGCCCTCCATCCGGGCGCAGAAAGAGTCGCGGCGTTTGCCGCCCTCGGGCTGGGGAGCCTTCAGGCCGGGCTTGCCGGGGTTGGCCTTGTTGTAAGACGCCCGCCCTTTCGCGTTCAAGCCGCCCTTCTCGGACTTGCCTTCTTTGCGTGTCCATGCTGGGGTCTTAGCCATAGAACACCGTGCAGTGAATGTCTGCCGCTAAAAACACGCGAATACCGTTATCGGACAAAATGCCTTCTCCGGGAATGACTAAGTTAAACGCCGTAGCGTTTGAGGCGTCAGCCTGAAGCAACATCTTGTTGTACACAGTCACGTTACCGCTTGCTGCGCCGCTGTCTGCCACAGTTACCGTAAAGACGTTGGCGTTTGTCACAGTCACTTGGTAGGGGTTGTCGGTCAAATCCCAGTCCAAGTACACCCACTGCCCCGTAGACAACCCGTGCGCTGTTGCGGTCACAGTTGCGGTGGTTGTGGCGCGTGCGTACGTACCGGCAATCGAGGTGTTATCAACAAAAGCCGAGTAGCCCGTAGCACCGCTGAAAGGGAATATTACCGCCCCCTTCAAGCGAGTCCGGTACGGAACCATCAGGCCAGAAGCGGCCGCGTGTTGCGACTTAACGTCAAATTGCATCGTCATAATCAATCTCCTTTAAAACAGGGGCCGAAGCCCCTTGGGTTGATTAAGCAGTGCGGGTAAACACGTACGCTGTGGCGCTGGAGAACATGATGGTGAATCGTGCCAAACCAGTAACGCCAGAGGCCACAGTCAGGTCGCCAAACGAGCCGGGAGTGTCAGCAGCAGCGCTGGACAAGATGCCGTTGACTGCAACCGCGATGGTCACAGTGTTCGCGCCAGCGGTGTTGTCAATGTACAAGTCCATTACAGTGCCGCGAACTGCGCCAAGAGCTGCGCCCAACAAAGTGCCGGTGGGCAAAGTGATGGTTGTAGCTGCTGCGGATGTGGATGTAATGTAGCCGGTAATAACTTCTGCCGCTGTGGCTGTTGCAGTAGCGTTGATTGCCGCAGTTGTTGGGTGGTTTTGATCAGTGAAAACCAGATTGGTGGTTGTCAGATTGGTGGTTGTCAGATTGGTCACGCTGGTGGTCGCGCCAAAGGTGGCATCGACGGTAACAGCACCAGTAGTGGCGTTGACGGTGATGTCTTGAAAGCCGTTCTCGGAACGAACTGGGCCGGAGAATGTAGTATTGCTCATGATGATTCCTCACATGCGAGTTGAGGTGTATCTGTCTGCATGTCGTCGGCCCGGAGCCGTCAGATACACCGGAAAAGTCCGGGATTGGCTGCAATATACACCAAAAGAAAAAGGGGCACAAGGCCCCTTTTTCACTTCTATCAGGTCGAACCTGAAGAGCCCCACATACCCAATGGGTCAGACCAGCCGAACGAATAACGCTCGCGGGCCTTGTAACGGACGTTGCCGGTATCGAAGTCTCCATCCATTGACGTTGTCAAGGCGGTACGCTCGAAGTGCTTCATGCCGTTTGGAACGTCGGTGCAAAGGAACCAAGCGTTGTTGTCGGTCAAGAAGTTGTTGACGGTGTAACCACCAGAGATGGTGCCCATCTGCTTCAACGCGTTGATATCGTTGTCAGCAGTGCCAACACGCAGCTCAGTGTCAAGCAGACGCTTGGCAACGAACATCAGTGCTGGTGGGATCACCAACTTGACTGGCTTGGCAGCAATCAACAGACCGCGTTCATCAGTCCAAGCAGCAATCTGGATCGTTGCGTTTTCTAGCGAAGTCTCGTTCAAATCAACACCAGTGGTTGGGCTGTTGAAGTTAACACCGCCGCCCACGAGTGGGTGACCAACGCGAACGCTGCTGGAGTTCACACCGAACAAGGAAACGCCGTCACCACCGAGGTAGGAACCGCTAAAGCCGTTGTTCAAAGTGGAAGCACCTTTAACTTGCTTGGTGTAAGCCATACCGCGAGCCAAAGCCTTGGTGTAGCGGGCAGACAGACTGTCGTACAGGTTGTCTTCCACAGCTTCTTCCGTGATGGAGAAGCCCAGAGCAATGGTTTCGTGGGTGTAGCGTGCAGTGAAGGCTTCCTGCGCGTTGTCGTAAGCGATGGCGGAGCCTTCGTTCTTGACAGGAGCAGCGCCAAAACCGGACAGCTTGGTTTCTTCTTCGAACGAACGCTCAGATTTCTCTGTTTCGTAGAGTTCTTTGTGTTGCTCGCCGTAGCGTGCATATTCCAAACCGAACAAAGCGTTCAGACCGGTCT